CATGGAATCCCGTGCGTCAAAAAGAAGATAGGGGTCTAAGTATAAGGGGTTAAAGCCCCCCGGCGAGTAAAGCCCAGCTTGGCCGTAGATCCCGGCGTTTCCGAAAATCCCTGCGGTCCTTTTTGGATTAGCGAAAATCATTTTTTGATTGGCCCAAGAGACATACAGGTGTCAACTCCACTTGGAGTTACTTGAATCTTCCCTCCAAAAGTTTCAGTTATTAGCAACTTCTCTTCTCCATCAGATACGGGAGATCCCGACATTATGACCCAAGAGCCATCTTCAGTTTTTCTCCTCACTGTAAGATCTCCAGCAGTCGCGCTAATGTAATACTCCCTGAAGTCATCAACAGGAAACTCCACTGGATCTGTGTTATCGAATTTCATAATTTTATTTCTTTAAGTTCTTTCAATTTCTGTATTCACGTTAATGCCAAGAATTTTTCCACGACGATAGACAACACCGTAGCCGGCGTTCACAATCATTGAGCTATCAAGCATGTTTTGCATAGGGCTGTTCTCGCCGCTACCAACTTCCATCGCGTCAACGTGAATGGCTTTAGCGAGAACCTGCTGATAGAGTGGAAGGAACTGCTCCCCGCTCATTCCATCTTTAGTGATCTGCCTGGCGATCCTCATCGCGAGCTTAATGCCCACGGCTTCAGCCAGGAGAACGTCCCACTCTTCTGTGTTACTTACCCAAGCAACGTAGCGGATATGAGCAAGAGTCTCATTGGTGTGGAGCTCTTTCCCATTGATGTCGAAAGTTTCAGTCTTGTTTTTCCAAGGCTCCCCATTGAGATCTAGGAATCTCAGACTGTCAGAGGGAAGTTGATATTTGTAGTCGTAGCCAAAGGTCGGCGTTTTTGTCGGCGCATCAGCGAGGCGAGACAATGTCGCACGCTTAACGCAACAAGACCAACGATGCGATCGAATCACCTCCTTGGCGGTAGCATCGAAGTTTGCATTAATGACCCGGCTCTTTGAATCGTCGTTATCAAGGACGTTCGTGATCGTCCCTGCTGACAGCAGAGAGAGAGCTTGGTTTGCGATGTCGGTCTTTGTGATCATTCTAAAGGAAAAAGGGCGGAAACAGTTATAAGCACTGTCCCCGCCCTCCTGAGTTCACCAACTAAGTGAAGGCGTGTTTATACTATCGAACGTAGTAAGCGATTGAAACGCGCTGAGAGACGGCTCCTGGAGATCCTCCAGCAACAGTCAGTGTCAAAGCACCGTCAGTCACCTCGATGAGGTTGACAAGATCATCGTTAGCAACACGAGCACCCGCAGAAGCGAGGTTCAGTCCATCAACGATGTTAGTCGTCTCACCCGAGTTGACGCCAAGGTCAATCGTTACTCCGCTCATCGCACCACCAACAACGGTGGACTTTGATGCGTCAACAAGAGCTCCTTTAGGAAGAGGGAGAAGGGTAACGGCATCAGCTAATCCTTCATCACCAACGAAGGTGACAACGTCATTCAGATACCGGATACGACCTTCAGCCTCGATACTATCGGGACGTTGAGTGAGTCCGATGGTGTCGAACTTCGCGTATTGTGTAGATTTAGTTACAGGCATAATTCTGGTCTTTCTGGTTAGTGGTTAATTGAGGCCTAGCTTTCTTCGCAAAGGACTTTCCACACGGCTTTATCCCAGATACGTCCCAGACCCCAATCGAAGTAATACGTCGACTGAATGGTGTGAGTCTTGGTTGGGAGAACGTCCAACTCGTGGTTGGGCATCTCGTTGTAGCCGAATGCGACAGCATTCTTAGCGAATGCCACACATGTGCGAACACCTCCAGAGATCGGAAGGACATCGTCATCGACTGCGCGGATCGTGAAGCCTTGGACATCGTGAATCTCACCGTCCATGACCTGCTCAAGCAAGGCAGTCGCATTGTCGCGATTGTAGAGCTTGTTATCGTGGAGGAGATCAGACACCTGGGAGTAACCAAGCAAGAGACAAAGTCCAGCAGGGTTGTTCGTGGTGTCGTCCTGAGAACGCACGTTATACTTGGCGAGCTTCTCCTTGAGGCGGATGAGCTTGTTGTAGCTCATACCACTATTGACAGCAGATCCAGAACGAACGTAATCAACAGCGATCTGGTAGGTTGAATCGAAAGAAGGATACGAAATCGCTCCAGCAGCATCAACCTCGATGGCTTTACCGATCAGACCACCGATACCGGTAGCGGTTCCGACAACCGTCCGATCCATGTTCCGGGCGATCTCAGCACGTTGGTTGGCGATGGTCGGTCCAATAGGACTCTCGAGAGTGCCGAACTTCTTCTGGTCCTTCCGGTCGAATGCGACAGGAGAGACATAGGGCTCGGTGACGATCTTTCGCTTACCAGTGGTGATGGCGGTAGGCGCAGTCTCCTCGAATTGCTTGGTCAGCTTACGGACCGAGTCAGTTGGAGGAAGAAGGGGAAACTCGCGTGATTCCCCGATAACAGGGAACATAGGAACGCAATTTTCGGCGGAAGCCCGGACGCGCTGGTATTCAACGCTCCAAGCATCTTCAAATTCGGGACGGAACTGTCGAGTTACGTCCAAGGTAGTTACATTAGACATTTGCAGATAATTTTAAGGGTTTGAAGTGGCAAACCGCTTTGTGAGGTTCGCCGGAACTAGATCTTTCGATCCGATTCGGGGCCTCATCTGCGAAGGTATCCATGAGGTAACTCACGGGGCTTCTCGACATCGGGTGTCCGATGACTTTGGTATTAGTCTAATTTATGACTGAAATCAATACTTATTTCTCAATTATCAAGAAATACCGCGCAATCGGTTGTATTCGTTGAGATGCTTGGAGCTCTTGAATCCGCCGACACCGTGCTTCCTGTAGAGTTCCTGAGCTTTCTCCTCGTTCGTCTCAGATGAGAAGTTAGAAGGAGTCTGACCTGGAATGTTTGCAGGTTTGCTAGCATCCATGCGTTCTTTCATGAACCGGAGAACAGCAGGATCACTAAGCATCGCAGCATGAAGAGGGTTTTCAGAAGAGACCGTCCCATCCTCGTTACGCTGAAACTGGAATCCCATCTCTGCGAACTCTGGCGAAGTCACCATATCCTTCATGCCATCAGAGAACTCCTTATACTTGAGAGATCCCCCCAGCTCGACCGTGAGCTTGTCCGCAACCTCCTTGGCTTTGGTCTCAGCATCCTGCTGGTGCTGCTCCATCATCGAGGACTGTTGCTCTTGCTGGTGTGCGATGAACTTGGAAGCGAGCTCTTTGACCGAGTCAGCAGTCATGACCGGAGATTTAGCAGCATGTTCAGCAAGTAGACCAGCAAGCCCCTCGTCCTTCTGGAATCCTTCCGGCAGTTCATCGGGCCAAATGTTCGCTGCGTAGTCCTCCGCACTCTCCAAGGCACCCAGAGACTTGTTGAACTGGATTCTCTCATCGTCCGTGGCATCCTCACCTGGCATCTTGATGACTCCATCAAGCTTCTGGCCTGCGAACTTGGCAGCGTCCTTCCCCGTCTTGAGAGCAGTGAAGAAGTCCTGACCGTTCCGCAGTGCGTATCCGGTGAGATCCTCTTTGCCCATCTCAGCTAAAGCAGTCGCAGCTTCGGCCTTGGGCGTTCCATCAGGGTTGTAAACCTGAGCGATTGGTGAGTTCTCCCAGGTGATCTCTTGAGATGCCTCGGTGGTGGTGGTCTCCTGCGTAACAGGAGCTTCTTGGGTTGGTGTATCAGTTTCCATTTAGTTGGTGGTTAGTTTAAAAGTTTCCCCGATGCTGAGTTGGCACCCTGTCGGGGGCAGGGTTATGAAGGACACAAAACAAATCCCGGCCTCGAGAGTCATCAGCATTTCCCTAAATTCAAAAGTTATCCTTTCAAAGCCTCCTCGTATTCAGGAACGATTCGCCCATTGTATTGCTTTGCTGCTTGTTCTGGGTTGGTCTTGTGAAGCCAGGTCGGGTAACCGGGTGTGCGATCTCCGAGTTCTGGAGTGCGCTTGGGTTCTCCTGAGTTGTCCTTCTCGATCATCTCCGCGACCTGATCGTGGTCGAGTTGTTCGTCTGCCAAGTCTTCAGAGGTTTCCTCATCAATCTCCGCAGAAATGCCCTCGTCGCTGGCTTCCGGTGTTTCATCTCGATTTGGTTCAATGGTTGTTCCCTCTTGGTAATTCAGGAGAAGTTTAAACTCATCCATGAACTTGTAATAAACAGGAGCAGTGGGTTTGATCTCCCCTCCCTCAATGTTGGCTACCACCTTGCCGTCTGGCTTGATGATCGTATTTTCTTTTAGTTGGTATTTCATTTGGATTTAGTTGGTGATTTTAAAAGGTTGTCAGTGTCATTGTGGAGCGAGCGAAGGAATTTCAGCACCTTCCCAGCTCCCTTGCTCTCCTCTGCGCTCAGTTGGTCAGAGAGGACGATTTGGTCAGTGATGACATCAAGAAGCACCTCGCCGGGCTCTCCTCCCATAGCGCCTTTACACAGCCCTTCTTGGACTGCGGTCATTTTGAAGGTCGTAATACCACTCATGACGCGATCATCTCTTGTGGGTTGAATCCAGCCGCAGCAGCATCCTTAGCAGCACCTGCTCCTTGTTGAAGCATCTCCATCTGTTGAGCCGCTTGTTGGGCCTGTGCCTTCTCCTCTGCTCTCTGAAGAAATTCCTCCTCAGAGTAAAGTTCGTCCTCATCTTGCCCGTGAGCCCTCCAGATCCTCATGGCCGCATCTTTCAGGTTCACTACGTCAACGTCTGCACCGAGTTGCTGGAGTCCCACCATAGCGTCAATGATTCCCATTGCTTCGATGGCCTTACCCCGCTCGTGGTTCATCGTGATCGCATTGTCGTATGCGAATCCTGGAAGGTAAGCCTTCTGAGTGTTTGGGTTGATATACTCGTCGGGCATCTCGAACTGACCACTCTCGAGCATCTCATGGAATGCCCACTGAACGACTGGCTCTGTGTGGTCTTGAGTTAATGCCGTTACAGTCGGATCAAGTTGAGCATTGAGCTCACCCTGCATAGCATTGATCTCAGTAGCCGTCCTTTCCCGGGGCTGGCGAGAGAACATATTGAAAAGATTCCCATGGAACGCCTCATCAATGGAGTCTTGGAGTTGCTTCCAGACATCCATTCCAACAGCGTAGTTTGACTGTGACGCTAGTTCTTTCGGCCAGAGGTTTGGATTGGTGTCCGAAACGTAGGTGACCTCGCCACCATTAAGCCCGATCCCCTCTTCCTTCATCGATGCCGGAGCCATCACAGGAGGAACCGCAGCACGCTCACCCATGACCATCATGAATTTGGCAGCGAAGTTCGCCTTGTAAGCATCTGGCAGGATCTCCCAGGCCGGCGAATACCCCCAAGGAGAGTCTCCTGTCTCGTATCGTGACGCAATGATCTGGAAAACGTCATTTCCTGAGTCGAGAATAACGTGCTTATCTTCCTCGACCACCATGACACGGTAGCGCATAGCCTTATTACCTTTGCCCTCTTTGCGCTCCCAGTCAGGTCTGCGCTCGATCAGCATCATGTATTTATTGAGATTCCCTCGCTGATTGGTGTCCTTGGCCTGCTTCTGCCCCTTGGCTGAAAGGTTCTCGATGCCCCACTCTTGAGCAGCTTGAAACGCGCTCCAGTTGTATTCGCATCCGAATGTCTGAACTCGACTGCGAGAATCGTGGTCGATGAGGTAGGTTAACGGCTCGTAGCGATGGAAGTTGAATACCCGATCACCGTAGTCATCGACGATTGTCTCCATCCTCATCGTTCCCGTCCCGAGTTGAGAACGGTGGAGGATCACCCCATGGTTTTGGTGGTGAAAGTTTGACTGGCGAAGACGAAAAGTCAGTTCTTCAGCAGCCTCACGGTAAATCTTCTTTGCTTGGTTGTTCTCTCGGAACTGTCTTGGAGGGTTTAGAGTTAACCAATCCCGGTCACGAGGGAACAGCATCGAGGTGATACCGTTAGCCTGCATACGCGACTTGGTGCGAAGAGTGGTGTCGTAGATCTCAGAATGAGGAACCATCCCATGAGTCTTGGAACCTTTAGAACGATTGAAATACCGAGCATTCGTTAAAAATCCGATCTCGTCCCACAACCACTCGTGTGGAGTCCTGAGCGTCTGGAGGTGCTGAAACCTCTTGATGACATCTTGACCAGTCATTTATCCGAGGGCGTTAGGAGCACTGGCGAACTGGCTCGCGAGGAACCCGCGACGATTCCGCAGCTTGTCCTCGGCCTCAAACTGAGCTCGTTGGATATCAAGCGAGGATTGCTTGGGCACAGCAGCGATTGGCTCTGCTTTAGGTCTTTTAGGTGATCCCATAG